TACTAGTTTTAATAATGCTAGTTGTATTTACTTGGGCAAATGCCTGTGAACAAGAAGTAAAACCAGATTTACCAATGTGTGAAGATTATCAGGTATCTACTGAAGAAACTCCTTGTAAAAAAGGAGAAGGCAATATTAACACAGTTATTAAGGCTTTAGAGAAGTTGGGTGAGTCAGGAACACTTCCAAAATAGGGATAAATAGTATTATGACAACCCTAAAATCATATGGTAGACAGCCTACATCACAAGATTACGCTAGTCCTACACAGTTTAAGTTTAATATACTTAAACTACCTAAAGTAGAATACTTTTGTACAGCCGTAAATTTACCAGGAATTACACTTGGTGGTAATATGGCACAAGCAACACCTTTAAAAGATTTGCCTTTACCAGGTGAGAAGTTAACTTATGAACCTTTAAATATGACATTTTTGGTTGATGAGAATTTAGAAAACTTCCAAGAGATACACGGCTGGTTGGTTGGTTTAGGTTTCCCACGTGACTATTCAGAATTTAGAAATTTAGTATCATCAGGAAATGATAGATTTCCTGCTAAGACTCAATCGGTAAGTACAGAAATAGGTAAGGTGAAATATGGTGCTCCTAATGTAGGTGGTACATATTCAGACGCTACATTATCAATACTTACAAGTAAGAACAATCCTGTAACGGAGGTGAGATTTAGAAACGTATTTCCTACTTCATTAACAGGACTAAATTATACTCAATCAGAAACAGATGTTGAATATTTGACAGCAACTGTTACATTTAACTATGAAATATATGACTTTGCTACGGTAGGATCTTCTACCACTAGTGTTACAACATCATAAAAGCTTTACTTTTTTAAGTGTTTGTGATATAATAATTATTATGGAGATATTATGACTTTAGAAGAATTACAAGAACAGGCCGATAAAGACCTTAAAATAAATGATACTGAACTAGATTTAGAATCGTTAAAAACACCTCAATTACACAATCAGTATATGAAACACTTAACAAAGTTTAAGTTAATGTTAAGTCGTGCTGAAACGGAACATAACATATTAAAAAGAGAAAAGTGGGAATATTATACAGGTAAAGCGGATGCTTCTGTATATGCTGAACACCCTTTTGATTTAAAAATATTAAGAACTGATATAGACAAGTATTTAGATTCAGACATAGATTTACAAAAGGCCAAACAAAAGGTTGATTATTTAAATACAACGATTGACTTTTTAGATAAAACTATTAGATTAATATCCAATAGAGGATTTGTTATTAAGAACGCTATAGACTGGAGAAAGTTTACCAGTGGAGCCATATAAATAAAATAAATGAAAGTGAGTTATTAAATGCAAACTAGTAATAAGTATATGTATTATAAAAGTGCTATTCCTGAAAAGAAATGTAAGGAAATAATATCTTATGGTCTTTCTAAAATGACCGTTGATGAACAAAAAGGTATTCCTAAAACAGCTTCTACATTTGATGGTAAGGAAAAAGGTGGTGTTGATAGTAAAGGTAATAAAGTAAAAAATATTGCTATTGGTGGTGCTAATAAACAAACATTAAAGAAAAAAGGTATTGATCCAGAAAAAGCTTATGTAAGAGATAGTTATGTTTCTTGGTTAAACGATAAATGGTTATATGATTTGTTTCATCCATATATTCATCACGCTAATAAAAATTCAGGCTGGAATTGGGATTGGGATTTTTCAGAGTCTTTTCAATTTACAGTATATCACGGTCATAAAACAAAAGGACAGTTTTATGGTTGGCACGCTGACGGTCAATCAGATTGGAATGGTGCTTATAAACCAGCAGTTGAAGTAGGCAAAACAAAAGATAAAAAACCTATATATAAACACGTAGAAAGAAATCCTGACGGTAGTATTAAATTAGATGGTATGGGTAATCCTGTGCCTTCTACAAAAGATGTACCTTTAAGACCTAATGGTATGTTAGCTCCAGGATTTACAGATAATAGAAATATGTGGGATAAAGTCAGAAAAATAAGTATGACTGTTAATTTAACTAATCCTGAAAATTATGCTGGTGGTAATTTAAAATTTGATTTTGGTCATCACAACGCTAAAAGATTTCACGTATGTAAAGAGATAAGACCAACAGGTTCAATTATAATTTTCCCTTCTTATACTCATCATTGTGTAACACCTGTGACTAGAGGAACAAGATATTCATTAGTTTTATGGTCATTAGGAAGACCTTGGAGATAATATGTCTAAAAAACAAACAATAAAAGATACAGCAAAATATTATAAAGATCACAAATATGTTGTGATTAAAAATTTTATATCTAAAGAACAAGCCGATTTTATATACAATTATGGAATTATAAGAGCACAAAGAGCTGCTACAATGGCCAATTCAAAATGGCCAGGTTATAGAGAAGACATAGACGGAACTTTTAAAGATAAACAAGTACCTGGAACTTATTCTTGTTATGCTGATCCTGTTATGGAAACTTTGCTATTACAAGGTCTACAAGGTATGAGAAAAATCACAGGTCTTAATTTAGCACCAACATATTCTTATTGGAGATTGTACAAACAAGGTGATGTTTTAAAAAGACATAAAGATAGACCAAGTTGTGAAGTATCTACAACACTTTGCTTAGGTTATGATAACTCAAATCTAAAAGACAAAAAAAAGAATTGGGAAAGTTATAATTGGCCTATGTGGGTAGATGAAACAGGTGGTTTTGGTAATAAAGGTGTGCCTATTCATATGGAACCTGGTGATATGATTGTTTATAGAGGTTGTATTATAGAACATTGGAGAGAACCTTTTTTAGGTAATAATCACGCACAAGTATTTTTACATTACAATGATGTAGATGGACCTTATGGAACAAATTGTATATTTGACGGAAGACATCATATAGGATTACCATCTGATTTTAAAGACCCTAAAAAAATACAGGCTATGGATCAAGCTGACGCTAATCTGGTAAAAAACCAGCCTTATAAAAAATAGATAAGTAGTTAATATATTATGACTACTACCCGTTATATAATCATAGATAAAAAGGATGAAGTCTATTTAAAGATAGAAGCTGATGCTGATATTAGACGTGAGATAGGTGAATATTTTACATTTGAAGTGCCTGGTTATAAATTTATGCCACAATATCGTAATAGAGTGTGGGATGGAAAGATTAGATTATTTTCATATGCTACAGGTCAAATCTATGCTGGCCTCTACCCTTATATATTAAATTGGTGTAAAGATAATAATGTACAAGTTGTTGACGGTACAAAGATAAAAGATACTAGTATAGATGATAAGAAGATAGATCAGTTTATCAAAGCACTAAAAATACCAAAAATAGAAGTAAGAGATTATCAAAAAGAGGCCTTTGTTCACGCCGTTAAAAAAAATAGATGTTTATTATTATCTCCCACAGCTTCGGGTAAATCTCTTATAATATATTTAATATTAATATTTAATCTATTAAGACTCAAAGATACTAAACAAGATAAGATATTAATTATTGTACCCACCACATCATTAGTAGAACAATTATTTAAAGACTTTAAAGATTATGGTTACAATAGTGAAAGAAATGTACATAAAATATATCAAGGCCACGAAAAGGTAACTAATAAAAGAGTTATAATTACTACTTGGCAATCAGTATATAATATGCCTAAAAAATGGTTTTCAGATTATGGCACAGTTATAGGTGATGAGGCTCATTTATTTAAAGCAGTTTCACTAACAAAAATAATGACCAAATTAGATAAGTGTAAATATAGAATTGGTCTTACAGGTACTTTAGATGGTACTAAAACACATAAATTAGTATTAGAAGGCCTTTTTGGTACAGTAAATAAAGTTGTATCTACAAGTGAACTACAAGAAAAGAAACAGTTAGCCGATTTAAAAATATTCTGTTTAATACTACAACACGATAAAACCGCTAGACATTTTCTCAAAGATAAAACTTATCAGGAAGAAATGGATTATTTGGTTTCCAATGAAAAAAGAAATAAATATATAAGGAATCTTTGTTTGTCTTTACAAGGCAATTCTTTATGCTTATTCCAGTACGTTGAAAAACACGGTGAGTTATTAAAAAAACTTATAGAAGATAAGGCCGAAAATAAAAAGGTCTTTTATGTTCACGGAGGTGTAGAGGCAGATGTTAGGGAAGATATTAGAGCAATTACGGAAAAGTCCGATAATGCTATCATTATTGCTAGTTATGGTGTCTTTTCCACTGGCGTTAATATTAGGAATCTTCACAACATTGTTTTCGCTTCCCCTAGCAAATCTCGTATTAGAAATTTACAATCTATTGGTCGTGGCCTTAGGTTAAAAGATAATGATTCTTCAGCTACTTTATATGATATTGCTGATGATATATCTTACAACGATAAAGAGAATTACACCTTGGCTCATTTTAGAGAAAGAATAAATATATACAATAGTGAAGACTTTAATTACGAAATTCACAATGTGGAGTTAAAATAAATGCATCAACCAACTACAAAAGTAAAAATAATAAAGTTAGACAATGGTGATGACATTGTTTGTGCTTTTCCAAAAGAACAACTGGCCGAATCAACTGGTTTAATCAGATTAGTTAAACCTTTATTAATTAAGTATGTGCCTCAGTTAACACCACAAGGTTTCAAAGATTTTGTAGCTCTTATTAAATGGGCGGCCTATACCAATGATGAAATAGTTACCATACCAATTAAAAAGATTTTAACTATTACAAACGCCTCTTCCGAGATGACTAAAAGTTTTGAACATATGTCACAAGATTATCAGAAACTTGAGGCTCCAAGAAAAGATAGTGACTACAAAAGAACTATGTTTACAAAAGAAGATAATGATAAGGTAAATGAAATATTTGATGCTTTTAATGATTATGATGATGACGGTAACGGTACTTTACACTAGCTTGGAGTATCCAACATATCATCCGCTACACGCTCCATTATATACATAATTTTATAAAAGTCAATGCTGATATGAAAAAAAGTGAATGGATAATTAGAGCAACTTATAATAGTGATAAACCAATGAAATATTGTGAACTTACTTATCCTTTTAAAGGAACTCCCAAACAATTAGAAAACAAAATTTGGAAACACTATAATGAAAATTATGAAGACTACGGAAAAGCAGAGGCTGTTGAAGTAGAATTAATAACAGATTGATTTGTAATAACATTGACATTTCAAACAAAATAGAGTATATTATATATTATGACTAGAACAAAAAAGAAAAGCGAACATTACGTTAATAATGCTGAATTTTTAGAGGCTATGAAAGCCTACAAGAAGGCCGTTAATAAAGCTAAAAAAGAAAAACAAGAAAAACCACCAGTTACAGATTATATTGGTAGTTGTTTTTTAAAGATAGCAAATCATTTATCATACAGACCAAATTTTATTAATTATACCTTTAGAGATGATATGATTTCTGATGGTATAGAAAACTGTTTACAATACTTGGACAACTTTAATCCAGCCAAGTCAAACAATCCATTTGCTTACTTTACTCAAATTATCTATTTTGCTTTTGTTAGAAGAATACAAAAGGAAAAGAAACAAGTAACAATAAAACAAAAGTTAATTATGGATAATAATTTTGATGATGTAGTTTTACAACCAGGCGATGATGGTGAATTTAAAAATCAGTTTAGAGAATTTTTACAAAAAAATATGAGGGTTGAAGAACCAACTAAAAAAGATAAACCAAAAACTAAAAAGAAAAAACAGGTTACATCAACTAAATTCTTTGCTTAATTATGAAAGTACAAAACATTGTTATTGTTGGTGGTGGAACTGCTGGTTGGGCTACAGCACATCACTTTATTAATAAAACACATCCAGACACAAAGATAACTGTA